TAGATCTCGTCAGTTTCATTGATAACTTTAAAAGCAGTGCTAAATATCTTAGCTGCATTCAAGATCTCGAGAGTATGATTTCTCTCCTCTTGAAATAAAGCTTCAACGTTTAGCGTTAAAAGATCTTTTGAAACTTGCCGGATGTTGAGATTGGTTAGATCTCACTTCTCCAGGGCTTCATTGTATCTTTTAACATAACCTATAAGTCCGTCCAGAATTGGATAAAATCGTAATTCATTCGCGTCTTCAAAATGATAGTAGGTACTATCATTTTCTTCAGTATTAAGATTAATAATACTTTTGAAGAGCGATTGAAGCGAATTCGATCCATTTCTGATGGAACCTACCATACCAATATTCACAATCCCATCAATTTCTTGATGCATTGCTTGTATTGTTGGTAGCATATAGAGTTCATTCTTAATGTTATTTGCTAGCATACTTCTCATTGAGTCGTATGTAGCATAACCAAAAAGATGGTCTAATGCTGTACGGAAGGTTTGTAGCTTTCCTTTAAACTTAGAATTTTGGAATTTTACTCCAAGCTTCTTTGAAAGGACTCTATAGAGACTCAGTGTAACAGCAACCAGATCTTTGTGAGATCCGTAATAGTTGTTCTTGACTTTAAAATAGTCATAAAGAATAACTAGAACAACAAATGGATTTTTGTAATTATTTACTATTCCATTTGTCGGAACTCCTGTTATCTCTTCGTCTCCACAGAATCATCTTTTAGCAAATTCATATGTATCAGGTGATACATGTGTTTTACTAATTGATAATTCCGCCCCTAGCTTATTTATTCACTTAATATACATTTTAGCGACTTTATCGTCTTTAATAACGATATCGTCACCTAACATGATATATTGTGAGAAATTAGCTTTACCACATAGGTGTGCACACCATTGTACAACCATGTGGTGGGTCAGGGTAAAGGCCGCTCAAGAAGAATACGCTCCCATAGGTTGACCTACTGTATATTTAACAGAGTCACCCTGTGGAGTCGTGAAAATTCTTGTAGATAAGATCTCATATCACCCATCGGATAATTCTTTATCGAATATTTCGCAAAGAAGTCTCCTTTGAAGTGATATTGGGAACCTATCTGTCGCCGAGGAAAGGTCCAATGATCAGAAACTCTCTCCATTCTCATACCAATTATTTCTTGGATCCTGAGTGAAGGTTCTATCCTGGCTAAGCCTAGGTAGACAACCATTCATAATTTTATCATGAATTGGTTTTAGATATAGTTGCGTAAAATAATCTAGTATAGCAACTATTCTAACCTTACATTCAGGGTCATAGATAAGAGCAAGCTTTCCGAGTTTTCCTCGGATAGCCCTCTTTTCAAAGACATAATTGTATGCACGAGTAAAGTAGTCAATCCCTGATTGATCAGTAAGTTTAAATATACTGTTCATAAGTTCATAACTATAAGAGAATAGCGAATCTAACGCTGTTAGAGTTGCTTTCCCTTCAGGACCAGATTTACTAGAGATAAAGACATTTTTGTCAATGTCAAAAGTAGGTCTATCCTGTTTTAGGTTATGGTCTTTTACGAATTTTCTAATGAAACCCGTTGGAATAATGGATTTTATCCCTCCAGGTTTAGTTATAGATTCGTAATCAGGTTTGACACTTTCTTTCTCGTCCTTGGTCTTTAACTTAAGTGTCCTTGACAAGTTAAGAATAGTCATTAAAAACTTTCTTTCTTGCAATGAACCAAAAGCTAAAGGCTTTAGGAAATGGAGCCGTTTCGGTCATCCTGAACGATCTAATCCAATTATTACATCTTTATTTGTAAGTAATGGTTCTCCACATATGTACCTAGTACAGTGGAGTCTCATGTTCTTGAGGAGTTTAGCGGTATTAACCTTACCTCTAGTTCTTTCAAGTTTACAAGCAAGCTTGTAATATGGATTTAGATACTCTTTAACTTTTAAGCCTGGATATAGATTCTCACTCAGCTTAACAATTAAGTTGTAGTGGTTTTTATCATTCATGTTTAGAGTAAAGAGTTAGGGGTAGTATTGTATAATTACAATGCTGCTGGTCTACCCACGAGACAGCAAGGGCAATTTAGAGATAAATTGCAATCTAGGTCGGCCAATTCCCTAAGTATAGGGAGACCAACGAGAATTACAAGAGAACTCGCAAAGTCCTCTGGGGGTAAGATACCAAAAGTATTCTTACGGGGTAATACCCAGTAATGCTA